CGCCAAGAACATCGTGTTCGTCGGCGTGCTCGACGAGAAGCTCGATGATTTCAACCGCAAGATCTACGCGCCGCAAATCGAGGGCACGAAGACCGGATTGGAACTCCCGGGGATCGTCGATGAGGTTCTGACCCTCACCGAGATCAAGGACGAGGAAGGCAATTCCTATCGCGCCTTCGTCTGCCACACGTTCAACCCCCATGGCCTTCCGGCCAAGGACCGTTCGGGGCGTCTCGACATGATCGAGGAGCCTCATCTCGGCCGGCTGTTCGCCAAGATCAGCGGACCGCCAAGACCGGCAACCGAGAGGATGGAGTTTGGTCGCCCCGCCTCTCCGGTTGCCGCCCCCCTCAACCATCACACAACGATCGAGGAGTGATCTACCATGAACAATGCATGGAATGATTTCAACGACGCCAGGCAGAACGCCAATCTGATCCCGAAGGGCACGATCGCCAGGGTCAGGCTCACCATTCGGCCCGGCGGGTTCAATGATCCGACACAGGGCTGGACCGGCGGCTATGCCAAGCGCGGCACCACGGGGTCCGTCTTTCTCGACGCAGAATACACCGTGCTCGAGGGCCAGTACGCGAAACGCAAGGTCTGGTCGATGATCGGGCTCTACAGCACCAAGGGGCCGGACTGGGGCAACATGGGCCGCAGCCTCGTGCGCGGCATCCTCAACTCGGCAAGGGGCCTGTCCGACAAGGACAATTCTCCTGAGGCGCAGAATGCGCGTCGTATTTCCGGCTTCGCAGATCTTGATGGCATTGAGTTTGTAGCAAGGATCGACGTTGGCAAGGACAGTAATGGTGAGGACAAGAACGATATCCGTCAGGTCGTGACGCGCGACCATAAGGAATATGCCGCGGTGATGGGGGCCATGATGGCACCCATGGGTTACCAGCAGGCCCCGGCATTCCAGCCCTCCCATGCGGGTACGGCACAGGCCCCTGCCTACGTACCCGCCGCGCCGCAGCCCCAGTCCCAGCCGGTCTATCACCAGCAGCAGCCCGCACCGGTGCCAGCGCAGGCGAGCGGCGTGCGTCCCACCTGGGCGAAGTGAGGGCAACACCCATGATGCTCCGCCCACGCCAGAAACTCTTCGTCGAGCGCAGCCTTGCTGCGCTCGATACCTACGCCAACACGCTTGGAATCGGCCCGACGGGCTGTGGCAAGACGATTTTGCTCTCTTCCGTGGCGGGCGAGATCATTCGCAAGAACCAGGCGAAGGTCTGCATCCTCGCGCACCGCGATGAACTGACGGAGCAGAACCGTACCAAGTTCTCGCGCGTCAATCCTTCCATCACCACATCTGTCGTCGATGCGAACAAGAAGTCATGGGACGGCCAGGCGACTTTCGCCATGGCGCCGACACTGTCCCGCGCTTCGAACCTCGACGCCATGCCGGCACTCGACCTCCTTGTCATTGATGAGGCGCACCACGCGGTCGCCGACAGCTACCGCCGCATCATCGACCGCACATTGCAGCGCAATCCGTCCGCGAAAATCTTCGGCGTCACTGCCACGCCAAACCGCGGCGACAAGCAGGGCTTGCGTGAAGTGTTCGACAATGTTGCGGACCAGATCCGCATCGCCGAGCTGATCGCCTCGGGCCATCTCGTAAAGCCGCGCAGCTTCGTCATCAATGTGGGCGTCCAGGAAGCCTTGAAGAAGGTGCGCCGCGTCGCCTCGGACTTCGACATGAATGCGGTCGCCGAAATCATGGACAAGTCGCCGGTGACGGAAGCGGTGATCGCCCACTGGAAGGAGAAAGCGGGCGGCCGGCAGACAGTGGTGTTCTGCTCGACCGTCGATCATGCACAAAATGTTGCTGTCGCCTTCCGCGCCGCTGGCATCAAGGCCGCTATCGTCCACGGCGAAATGAGTGATGCCGATCGCAAGGCGGTTCTTGCTGCCTATGACAAGGGCGAAATCCAGGTCATCACCAATGTGGCCGTGCTCACAGAGGGATGGGACCATCCGCCGACATCTTGCGTCGTGCTGCTCAGACCGTCTTCCTACAAATCCACCATGATCCAGATGGTGGGCCGGGGCTTGCGCACGGTCAATCCGGAAGAATACCCGGGCGTGGTCAAGACCGACTGCATCATTCTCGACTTCGGCACCTCCAGCTTGATGCATGGATCGCTTGAGCAAGACGTCGATCTGAAGGGCTACACCGCGGACGAGGATGCGACCCAGACGTGCAGCAGCTGTGAGGCCATCATTCCGCTCTCCTGCAACGAGTGCCCGATCTGCGGAGAGAAGCTGACGACCGAAATCCGTGAGGAGGGTGACGGTATGGGGCCGGAGCGGGCCCTGTTTTCAGGCTTCGACATGACCGAGATCGATCTCCTGAAGCGCTCGAGCTTTGAATGGGTTGATCTGCATGGCGATGGTGCCGCCCTCGTCGCCAACGGCTTCACGGCCTGGGCGGGAGTCTTCTTCCTGAACGGTCGCTGGTATGGCATCGGCGGCACTCAGGGTAAACCAGCACGGCTGCTGGGGGTTGGCGAAGAGATGGTCTGCCTCGCAGCGGCCGATGACTGGCTCAACACCAATGAATCGGATGAGACGGCTCACAAGACAAGGAACTGGCTGCGCCAGCCCGCGACCGAGCGGCAGCTCGCCTGGCTGCCACCCGAATGCCGGTTGGACTTCAGCCTGACCCGGTACCGCGCATCCGCCCTTCTGACATTCCGCTTCAACCGGGAACGCATTCGCAACCTGGTCTTCGGTGCCGAGAAGGCCCAGTTCGCGGCGGCCGCGTGATGGAGGTATTTCATGTCATTGTCTTCGACCGCATCAGCGCACGAGCGATTCACCTGCTGGCAGCCGCGCTTCGAGTTGTGCGCGGTGTGCAAACGTCCCGCCCGTGGCTTTGGCTGGCAGGAGCCGCAGCGCGCAAAACATCCACGGCCACCGGCATGGTTCTGTTCTTTTGCCTGTCAGACCCTCTTCTGGGAACGCACCCGGAGGTTCCTCGCCATGGTTGATCTCACGCAAGAGGAACAATCCGCCATGCGCCACGCCATGAAAATGGTGGCGGAAATCATGGAGGAAATCGGCTGGAACACCCGGCTCATTGACCTCACAGAGCCACAGGTTCTCACGATCATCGAAGTCGCAATAGGCGGCTTCCAGGACGCAATGCGCGAGATCGCATCCGCCAGCAAGACGCAGGTTCCGGAGGTGCCGTTCTGATGCTGGACTATAATCACACAAGCAGTTTCGCCGAAGTTCTGAACGGTGTCGTCGACACCGCGCTCATTACCGAGAATTCCAACCGTCCGGCGCGTGAATATCTGGGTGGTTCCCGCGTGGGGCACCCTTGCGAGCGCGCCCTGCAGTTCGAGTTTGCCGGTGCACCGAAAGATGAGGGTGCCGAGTTCTCGGGCCAGACGCTGCGCATCTTTGCCATCGGCCATGCGCTCGAGGATCTGGCGATTCAGTGGCTTCGCGCCGCAGGACTTGATCTCTACACCCGCAAGGGCAATGACCCGGATGGCGAGCAGTTTGGTTTCTCAGTGGCCGGCTGCCGCATCCGCGGTCACGTCGACGGCATCATTGCTGCGGCACCTCAAGCTCTGAAGCTTGGGGTTCCCGCACTGTGGGAATGCAAGACGATGAATGCAAAGAACTGGCGTGCCTGCGTCAAGGATGGAGTTGTCGTCGCCAAGCCCGTCTATGCCGCGCAGATCGCACTCTACCAGGCTTACATGGACGCTGCCATCCCGGGCCTCGCGACCCACCCGGCTTTGTTCACCGCCATCAACAAGGACACCGCCGAGCTGCACCACGAGCTTGTGCCGTTCGACGCCGAGCTTGCCCAGCGCATGAGCGATCGCGCTGTACGCATCCTGCGCGCCACCGACGCGGCCGAGTTGCTGCCGCGTCTCGCAAGAGAGCGTGATCATTTTGAGTGCCGCATGTGCGCTTACGCCAACCGCTGCTGGAGTCTGCCGCAATGAGCGATCATCATGATGAAACGCCCGTGCAAGGCCACAAGGCACAAGGCGAAGACAAGCCCAGCGGTGAAGTCGTCCACTTCAACCCGTGGCGCGACTTCAACGATGCGCCGCTGCAGGAGGATCCGTTTGGCATCGAGCCGGATGCCGAACAGCTCGGCGTGTTCCTCGACGTGGTCTTCGGCTATTGCGAAGGCCTCATTCCCGTCCGCGGATTCGTTGACAAGGGGCAGGGCCGCGACGGCAAGCCCAACAACATCTGGATCGAAGCGGATGCTTCTGCTTTCGACAAGCTGAAGACCTTCGCCACATGGGCGTGGCGCGAGGGTGCTGCCCTCTATGTCATACCCGGCACCGTGACCGAGCAGGGCCAAGCTCGTGCCGCTGACGTTCAGCAGATGCAGTCTGTGATTGTCGATCTTGATGCCGGCGACATCCTGGCAAAGCTCGGTCACCTCGTCAGGCACCTCGGCCGGCCGACGCTTGTCGTGGAAAGCGGTGGCCGCACGTCTGAGGGCGCCACCAAGCTGCATGTGTGGTGGAAACTCACCGAAGCTGTGGAGGGTGATGATCTGGCAATACTCTGCCGCCTGCGCGGCGATATCGCCATGAAGGTGGGTGGTGACACCCATTTCCGCTCGGCTCATCAGCCCATCCGCGTGGCAGGCTCCGTTTATCACAAGGGCGGCTTCCAGCGCCTTGTCCAGATCCGTGAGCACAACCCTGTCGAAGTGGATCTTGTCGAGTTTGGCGACCGCGTTGCCTCCATGCCGGTGCTGCCCGGTGCCGGCGTGGCGCCACTTGCCGATGGGCATGCGAAGCCCTCGCTGGATGCCATTCTCACCACCCCAGTGCATGAGGGCGGTGCTGACGCCTGGACGCGTTTCGAGGGTGCGAGCGCTGCCATCGGTCATTTCATCCGCATGGTGCACGAAGGCCGCATCAGTGCCAATGAGGGCTGGGAAGCGATCTGCCAGTACAATGCCGCCATGATGCGGCCCGCCTGGCCCGTCGAACGGTTGCAGCAGGAAGCCGACCGTCTCTGGGCGCTGCACGTCAGGAAGAACGGCCCGGCCTTGCTGCGCAATGAGGCGGACGACGCTGCCACGGCGCCGACGAGCATGACGGCCTACAAGCTGCGCGACCTTCTCGCCGACACGTCCCCGATGCCTGACGATATCATCGCGCCGCGGGTGCTGACGCCCGGTGGTCTGCTGGTTCT